CGCCACGCGAGCGGCGCAGCCGCGGACTATGTGGGCTTCGGGATGGACGTGCTTGACCACAACAGCTTCATCCGGCGCGGCGACGTGGTGGTGCTGGGCGGCTACCCGAGCGACGGAAAGACGGCCCTTGCCCTGATGATGGCCTATCACATGGCCAAGACGCTCAAGGTCGGCTTTTTCAGCCTCGAAACGTCCGCCGGCAAGATCGGCGACCGCATCGTGACGCAGGGCATGAAGATCGACTTCGACGCGATCAAGCGCAGCCGCCTGACCGATCGCGACTGGGGCACCTTCGCGGTCTGCTCGGAGGACGCGGCCAAGCGCCGGCTTGACGTGATCCAGGCGAGCGGCATGACCGCGGGCGACATCATGGCGGAGTCCATCACCTACGGCTACGACGTGATCTTTGTGGACTACGTCCAGCTGGTCGTCCCAGAAGGGAACCCGCGCGACCTGCGCAGCGAGCAGATGGCGACCGTCTCCCGCGCG